AATGCGTACATTAATGCATATGGTGATAGAACACTTTCTATAACCGGTAATACATTTACAACAAATTTGTTTGCAACATCAAATATTGGTATAAATATACCCGCAAATGAGAACCCGGGGTATTCTCTGGATGTTCGTGGTACATCAAACGTTGCAACATTAAACGTGGATAGAACAACAGCTGCCACTGATAAAACAACTGGTTCGCTTATAGTCGCTGGTGGTGTCGGTATTTCTGGCGCGCTTTATGGTGCTGCAGCTACTTTTGATGGTGCAGCTACTTTTGATGGTGTGACATCCGTTACTAATGCAACGGCTGCTACGGGTAAAACCGATGGCGCTCTAGTTGTAACCGGTGGTACAGGTATTTCCGGGGCTCTTTACGGTGCTGCGGCCACTTTTGATGGTGTGACATCTATTACTAACGCAACTGCGGCCACTGGTAAAACTGACGGTGCTCTAGTTGTAACCGGTGGTACAGGTATTTCTGGAGCTCTTTACGGTGCTGCGGCTACTTTTGATGGTGTGACATCTGTTACTAATGCAACAGCCGCCACCGGTAAAACTGATGGTGCCCTCGTTGTAACTGGTGGTACAGGCATTTCTGGGGCTCTTTACGCCGCGGATGCAACCTTTGACAATTTGAGCGTTGCTGCAGATACGGATATAACAGGTATAATTGGTAGAGCTAAAGTGGGTTACGATGGTACAAATAGTGATGTAGCCGCTTTTGCTCACTATGATAATGGGACATCTACAAATTATGCAGTTGCACAAACTGCTGTGGGTGCAACCGATTTGAACAGTGCATCCGGACAAAACACAACTTTCAGTGAAAATGGATCTACTGTAATGACACTTTCAGGTGGAAACCTTGGTATTGGTGAAACATCTCCATCTACAAAACTCCACGTCGCAGGTGGTACAATCATAAACTCGGATGCAGTTGCAAAGAAAACGTACAGTTACAGTGGTACAATTTCTGCAACAACACAACCTTACATCAATGCAAATTTCACAAACCATTCATTCACAGCTATGGTGGTTGCACAATTGATTGAAAGTGATGAAGAGATAAGCACTATAAAATTTGAATGTTGTGGTGGGAACAAATCTGGATCAGCGCCAAGTGTTAATATAGTTCCGGGTACAGTTAGTGTTTTTGGTCCAACAAGCACAAATCCATGGAGTGTTCTTGTAGTTTGTAATCCAACGCGGGTTGGTATAATACCAACGGGACCATTAGATGTAGATGGTGAATATAACATTTTCATAGAATACATCTCAGCGAATTCATCAGGTGGTGTAAGTTCAATTGATGAAAATGTAACAGAAGTAGCTGCATTTAGTTATTAATTGATAAATAGATTCTTCAAATATTAATTTTTTTAACTTATACGTATTTATAAGTTAAAAAAATTATTGACTAATAAAAGAATGACAACAATAGTTGAAACTTTCCCAGGTACCGTTGGTATGGGTATAACCGACCCAGATCCTTCGTTTGCCCTTGATATAAGCGGAACCTTGAAAGTAGATTCGCTCACCGTAAATGGTGTATCCAATTCATTTTTCCCAAGTGGCTCGATTGCAATGTGGGAAAGTCTTGTACCTCCAACTGGGTGGGTTGTATGTGATGGTACAAATAGTACACCAGATCTTAGAGATAGATTTATCCTTGGTGCCGGTAGCACATACACTCCTGGGCAGACGGGTGGTTCAACCACAACAAGCTTAGTAAGTGATAATTTACCTGGTCACACACACACATTTACTACAGCACAGGATGGGAGTCACAATCACGTAACACAGACACAACCGGGTGGTAATCATACTCACGTAGTTACTTTTCAAAGTGGTGGTCTTCACTCACACGTCGCCCCAATTGGAAGCGCGGGACTTCACACTCACCCCATCTCAATGGGTAATCATACACACAATCACGGTCTCGCGAGAAAGGGTAATAGTAATAATCATACACACGGCTTAGCAACCAACCGTGTAGCTCTTTTACAACCAGCCAATAGCGGTAATACACCAAGAGAAGCGAACTATGATGCACACGAACCAAACCTTATAAACCAACACCAACGTTGGCAGCCAAGAGGGTCTCATAAACATAACTTTGGTACAAATGCCAGTGGTGATCATGCACATACTTTAACTGTATCTTCAGCTGGTTCGCACACCCACACTTTCAATGCGCAGTCAGCATCTACACACACCCATAATTTAACTACGGGACAGACTGGGAGTCATTTACACCCAATTTCATGTGATTCTGCAAATTTACACGAACACACGGGTACGACACAAAGTACAGGCGACGGAACCGCCTTAAATATTATTCCAAGTTATTATGTTTTGGTTTATATCATGAAAATATAATTAAAAAAACTTTGTGATTTAATATAAAGATGGCTGAAGAGGTTATTCAATCATTTTATGGACGAGTTGGAATTGGTATTACGGATCCAAGTACTGATCTAGAAGTCGGTGGTTTTGGTAATATTAAAACAACAAATCTTACTGTCAATGGTGTAACTAATTCATTTGCACCAGTTGGGTTGATAATAATGTGGTCTGGTGCTAGTGTTCCAACGGGGTGGGCATTGTGTGATGGTTCAAATGGAGCACCAAATTTACAGGATAGATTTATACTGTCTTATGGTGCAACATATAGTGTAAATACTACAGGTGGTTCTCACACTAAAACAATATCAAGCGCTATAATGGCTCCACACACACATGATTTTACTACAACACAGGATGGAAGTCATTTACACCCAATTTCAAATCAGAGTGCAGCACTTCACAATCACCCTGGGAGTACCAGTGCAAATGCTGATCATACACACCCAACGTCCGCCGGATCTGCAGGGGCTCATAGTCACACAGCAAATTCAGCTAATTCTGGTAATCACGCACACAATGGTAACACTAATACAGTAGGGAACCACAATCACAATATTAGCACCAACCGCATAGCAATGTATAGAGGAGCCGGTTCAGCTAACCGTTCAGATTATACATGTGGTGAGCCAAATCAAAGAACGTATTATCAGTATTGTAAGCAATCCGGTAATCACGGTCACCCCGATGTAAGATGGTCAGGTGGTGGTGCTCACACACATCCATTCAGCACAGCGTCGGCGGGATTACATATACACCCAATATCTTGTCAATCGAGTGGTCTTCATGCACACACGATTTCATTAGCTTCAGGTTCGTTACACAATCATGGTGTGACCACGGATCAAAGCGGAACACATACACACACTTTTACCACATCTAATACAGGTGGTGGTGTAGTTAAAGATATTAAACCGTCTTATTACGTTCTCGCATTTATTATAAAAACATAATGTCTTCTACTATTAGATATGCCTACAACTCTTATACGAACATTCGCCGGCCGTGTTGGTATAGGTATAGCAAACCCAACCGAAAGACTTGAAGTCGCTGGTAATGTAAAGACAACTGGTGTAAATATAGGCACAAATGTGAATGCCTTTGTACCACAGGGTGCTATTATGATTTGGAGTGGTAGTATAGCATCGATTCCAGGGGGTTGGGGAATCTGTGATGGTACAAATGACACTCCGGATCTTAGAAATAGGTTTATACTATCATCTGGGAGTACTTACACAATCAATACTACAGGGGGTAGTATGACGAAAACATTAGCTGTAGAAAACCTGCCAGCACATAATCACACTGGTACAGGTGATGCAGTTTTAGATCACACGCACACTGTTTCTACGGGGCAAGCGGGAAGTCACACACACCCCGTCGCTACGGGGCAAGCGGGAAGTCATCTTCACGGTGTGGGAACAGCCAGTGGTGGTTCGCATATACATCCCGTGTCGTGTGCAAGTTATACAACTAACCACGGTCATAGCAACAACACCAATGGTACTGGTCAACACGGACACGTAAGTACCAATCGTGTTTTATTAAAACAGGATTGTGGCAATACAAGGCGTAGTAGTGATTGGACACCAGGTGAGCCTGATATTGTTGGTTCTTATCAATATTTCGGTTCTTATAATCATCAACACAACTATGGCCTTGGTCAAAATACACATGGGCACAATTTAGCTATTACCCAGAATGGCTCACATGCACACAGTTTCAATTTAACCGATGGTGGTAGTCATACACATCCATATAGTATTAATGGCGTTGGTACTCACACACATGTCGCAAGTACCGGATCTGCAGCATTGCATAGCCATACATCAACGGTTGATAGTACCGGAATTGCGTCTGCCTTTTCAACTTTACCACCATACTACGCACTCGCTTTTATTATGAAACTTTAAATAACTTAAAAACTTTAATAGTAATTAAAAAAATGGTTCTCAAGCAACCTTCGTACAGGAGACACCCCGATGATAATATATTTGTAATCGATAATGTTATCACAGACGAACTTTGTGATAAGATAGTAGAACAGATTAAATTGGGAAAAAAAGATAAAAATGACTGGAATGATTTACATAATAATGTAATATGTGAAGCGTTGAATGTTCATGACATACAAGATATTCAGATACGTGATGAAGTAGATAGTATAATATTCAAAGCCATAAATAGTTTTGCTAAATTACTATCTTTGTATGACATTTCATGCACAAATGATACTGGATTTCTTCTCAGAAAAATCACAGGGCCAACTCGTCTTCATATAGATGGAGTTTCGGCAAATACCCGTAACCCAACAAAAGAATATAGGGTAATGAGTATTGTAATAGCATTAAATGAAGATTATGATGGTGGAGAATTTGTATTCCCCCAGCAGAAGCGCAAAATTAAATTGAAAAAGGGGCAACTCATTGGATTTCCAGCCAATTGGACTCACCCACATGGTACAAATTCTTTAAAAAATGGTACAGTGCGATACACCGTTACAACGTGGCTCACAAAACAATAATATTTTTTATTTTGTTATTGTAAATGTCACCTGGGAATGGTTTTACAATAATACATGATCTTGTATCAAATGTGTTTGCAGAACTAACCGGATTGAGTTTTGAACAATCTAAATATCACGGATGTTCATATGAAACATGGACTCCTGGGCCGGAATCGGGATATGAAGACCCATCTCTCATAAAACCAACTGAAGAGGAATTTAATAATTTATTCAATCAAAAGTGTGCAGAAGATCCATCTTATGCGATGGCAATGTTAAGGTTTAAACGGGATAATTTACTCGGTATAACAGATTATATGTTTGTCGGCGATTATCAGCATAAAACAGAAGAAATAAAACAAAAGTGGTTAGAACATAGACGAATACTGAGAGAATTACCCGACACGGCAAATCCAACTGCAGACGCTTCTTGTCTCGAAACACTTTTCCCCAAAAATGTTACATGGCCAGAATCACCCACAGAAGACTTTAAAAAAGAATATCGATTTTGAAAAAATAAACTCTTGATATAATATAAAATGTCTGGTGGTATTGCTCAGCTCGTCGCCGTCGGTGCTCAGGATGCGCATCTCGTCGGTCAGCCCGAAATCAGCTTTTTCCGCTCTACCTACAAGCGTCACACAAACTTCTCCCAAACTGTGGAACGTCAAGTGATCCAGGGGAATGTCAGCAACAATGGCATGTCCACTGTTCGCTTTGAACGCAAAGGGGACCTCCTCAACTATGTTTATTTGATGCCAATCGATGGTGATGGTTCATCAGCAAATACTTTCACTAATGACTGGACCGATGTAATTACAAAGGTTGAACTTCTCGTGGGTGGGCAAGTTATCGATGAACAGGACTCAACATATTCCACTCTTATTGCCCCAACTCTGTCGGCCGCCAACACTTCCAAGTCGGTTGGTGCTAATATTTATGATGGTACCTCCAGTGCCAAATTTTATCCACTTCGCTTCTTTTTCTGTGAAAACTGGCAATCAGCCCTTCCACTCGTGAGCCTTCAGTACCACGATGTTGAACTTCGCATTACCTGGGGTTCAGAAGCGTCTGCGAGCAAATGGGAAGTCTATGCTAACTACGCTTACTTGGATACCCAAGAACGTGAATTCTTCGCCTCCAACCCACAAAATATGATTATTACACAAGTGCAAAAAGCTATCGCTTCCCAGTCCAAGATTCAAGAACTTAACTTCAACCACCCAGTCAAGTATTTGGCCGCGGGTGATGCCACTAACGTCACTATGGTAAGCACTGCTGGTAACAAGCTCAAGCTTCAAATCAACGGTACCGATGTTTCTGACTACAAGTTTGCGGATCCAAACTTTACTTCGGTTCCACTTTACTACCACACCACTAATGGTAATGCGACTCCAGGAACCAAGTTGTTCTTCTACCCATTCTGCCTTGATGCTTCTAAGCTTCAACCAACCGGTTCCCTCAACTTCTCTCGTCTTGACTCGGCGCGTATCATTAACGATACCGCGAACTCCGACAAAGACATCTACGCGGTCAACTACAATGTTCTCCGCATTGAGAACGGTATGGGTGGCCTCCTCTATTCTAACTAAATCTCTTTGTAATTATTAAAATACAATGTGGGATATCATTTTCCTCCTTGCTATCGTTTTTGTATTGACGTACGATCCAAAATCCAGGACACTTGAAAAGTTTGTTGGACAACCAACTCATTCAACTGAAAAGTCCTGTCAGCCTACGCATTACGAAGCCGTTCAATTTGCCCAAAGTCCATATGAATGCCCTCCCCCAGGAAGGACTCAAATGGGTGCTATTGTTTAGAATACTTAAAAACAAGCGCCGTTTTTAATTCAAATGATTCCAATGGATCGAGAAACTCTCATGATGGTTGCTGTTATTGTTTGTGTAGCGGGTCTTATTTTCATGTTTAGGGAGCTTAATAAAACTAGAGAAGAAATGAATGGTTTTAAAAATTTCTCAGCCCAAATCGTTCAACATCTCTCAAACCCAATTCAAGCCATTGAAGATGAAGATGAAGATGATGCAGAAGTTGAAGTTGCAAAGACCCCCGTTGAAAAGAAGGAGGAATAAACATATTCACTTATTATAACTTGCGAATGCGCAATGAAAAAATACAAAGCTATAGCGATACCGGTCAGCTTTGCTGATGAGAAACCTAAATTTCTCACGGTAAGAGATCGGAGATTTAAGGACTGGATATTTGTAACAGGTGGATGCAGACGAAGAGAGATATTCAACCCTCTTCGTTGTGCTCTTAGGGAACTGGAAGAAGAGACAAGAGGGACTGTGTCTCTAAAAAATGGAGAATATACAGAGTTTAAATTTACAGTCAAGGAAAACGCCACTACAGATCTCGAATACAATGTTTTTGTATTTTTTGTAGATTACAATAAATCTGAACAACAAGCACTTGTTAAAAAATTTTATGAAGAAAAACAGAAAACTGAACTCAAAAAAATACAAAAGAAACCAATTAAAAAAACATTTGATGAAAATGACTATATGAGTTTTGATACTCTTGAAGAATTCAACTCACGTAAGCGCTGGAAACTTATTGTTGATAATGTTCTTAAAAATCCGGAGTTTTATTCGTGTGTGACTTCTCTCAATAGAAAAACCTTTTCTATTAAATAGAATGAAGTCTAAAGCTTATATTTTAATGCAGATTGGAGAACTTCTTAAAACAAATAGAGGACTTTGTCAGGAAGAAGTGAATGAATGGGTGGAAGAAAACAGCACTAAAACTGTATATGAACTTTTAACTATAAAAAAGCATTTAGGTGAAACTAAGGAGTTTCCAGATGTTTCATGCTTGGCAAGGTATAGAGATTAGAATTGTAAATAAAATAAGAAAATGTTTAACCGATGGTGTGCGGAACAGAACTTCATTAGAAAACCAAATTCCAAAACCAATGCATCACATGTGCTCATGGATGGGGGAGTCCTATCCGTGCCATTTGATAGATTGGATGAATTCCATGAAAAGTATATAGAATTTGTTAAAAAGGGTGAAAACTTATTTGTAGTTGAACAAAAAAGTCAAAATTATAAGTTTTTTGTTGATATTGATTACAAAGATGAAAGATCATTAACTATTAATGAAATTCGTGACATATGTAAAATTATTTGTGATACGGTTAAACGACATGGAGGCAAAAAGTGTCTTATATCTGTATCACCACCAAAAAAACAAGGTAGTGTTATAAAAACGGGTATTCATCTCAACTGGCCAGAATTTGTTGTAAATCAGGCTTCCGCACTGGCTCTCAGAGAACATATACTAGTGGCACTATCAATTGCAAAAGGATCCTATGATTGGAATGAAATAATTGATTCATCTGTTTATGGAAGCCTTGAAAGGAGAACAAAAGGAAGTGGTCTTCGCATGCCATGGTCTCACAAGATGGCAAAACATACCGCATGTGAAGGAAAGGGATGTGATGGTTGCATTAACGTTGGCAAAAATAAGGGTAAGAGTGTTCAAGTTGCTTATTTACCATTGTTTATATATACAGATGGACCACTCAGTAATCTTATGAGAGTTGGTCAAGATCCAGACTTAGATATTTTAAAAATGTCATCTATGAGAACCGATTCTGAAGAGTACATGACAGTTGAACCACCATCAAATACAATCAAAGAAGGTGCATTCACATCTGAACAGACAAAAGATGAGATAGAAGATGACGAGCTTCGTGGTATGATTGAAAGATTTGTTCAGGGTAATTTGGAAGGGCAATCACAAGCGTATATTACCAAATTGTTTAAACACAAAAACACATACTTGGTATCAACAAACTCAAAATATTGTGAAAATTTAAAAAGAAGCCACGGTTCAAACCATGTGTGGTTTATTGTGAGTGGTAGAGAAATACTTCAAAAATGTTTTTGTAGATGTGAGACACTAAGAGACAGAAGAGATGGTTTCTGTAAAGATTTCTGTGGAAGAAGGCATCTACTAACAAATGACATTGTTGAAAAGTTATATCCCAAAAAAGATGATATTAAAAAATGTCCTCAAATAAAAAAAATTGAAGAAAAGCCGGAGGTAAAACAATCTGATGTAAAACCACATCTGGAATCATTCATCCAAAAAAATATGAAAAATGGACAAGGTATTCACGTTGTTAAGATTTCAAAGAATAAAACCGAGTTCATTGTACTTACAACAGGAAAGTACTGTGAAAGAATAAAAGGTCAGCACGATGGAGACGTCACAATGTCCTATATAATAAGCAAGGGATTGATATCACAAAAATGTCCAATATGTAGAGATGGTAAGAACAAACCAAAGAGTGTTGTGCATAGATTAAGTGCATCTGTTATAAATGCTCTGAAACCATCTAAATAACTATTTTAGTGCATAAAAACTACTTAAACAAAACTCTTTATTTATATAAAATGGTTAATACCAGGACTCGTTCAGGGAGACAAATAAAGAAGCCAGAATTGTATGAGCCAGAAGAAACTAAGTTTGAAGATGATTATAACGATGATGAGTACGATTCGGAAATTGATTCTGACATAGATACCGAAGATGAAATCTATTCAGACGATGAATCTGACGATGAGGGTGACGACGAAGGAAGTCTTAAAGATTTTGTAGTTGATGACGACGATGCACACGATAGTGAGGAAGAATAGACTTAAAAAAAACGCTTTATATATTAGAAAATGGAAACAGATATAGGGAATCCCATTGACTACGACCCAACTATCGATTCATTGAAAAATGATAAGATTGATGATAATACACAAGAACCCGTTCAACATCAACAAGAACAGTATTATTATCAACCTCAGGAACTGATGTACCCAACACAACAATATCAACAACCAGAAAAATTTGATTTATTTGCTAGTGTTGATAAATCCACGTGGATTATAGCATTTGCAGTATTTTTACTTGGCTTTTTTATGGGGAAAACCATGCAACCAGTTATACTCAGATACACTTGAGTATGGTACAAATGACCCAATATCACCGTAAATAGGTACTATTTTTCCCGTGATATCACGATCCATAACTTGACTTGGATACATTGGAATAATAAAAGCATCCCGTGTATCTTCGACAAATCCATGTGTAGTGCTCGCAGACTCTTCATCTTTAGTCTCCTTTGTTCTGTTTTTTGACTTCATTACTTGTAAATCGAGATCAAAGAACAAAATAAAGAATGCAGCAGTCAATATGACTGCAATGGCGAATGTAAATAGAGTATTTAACATTTATTATTATAAAATTTTATTTTTCTAATTAGGCGGATGAAACTTCTGGCTCACCTTCTTCCTTGGACTCTTCAATCTTGGCTTCAGTTGAGGCTTCGGCTTCGGCTTCGGCTTCTTCTTTCTCAATTTCCGCTTCACGCTTCTTACGTCGCTCTTCAACTTCGGCGGCGACAATAGCGTCAGCTTCCTTGACAAGTTCTTCCATTGGAGAATCTGG